TCAGTAATTTGCAGCATTCTTTCTGCTCCTTAACGCTTCAATCTCATTTTCCTGTGCCAAAAACGTGACAGACCCAACGAATTTGTTCAAATGTTCGGCGCTGAGGTGGGCGTACTTTTTCACCATTTCCAGCGTTTCCCATCCGCCCATTTCTTTTAGCATCATCAGAGGTGTTCCATTCTGCACGTGCCAGCTTGCCCAGGTGTGTCGCAAATCGTGAAACCTGAAATCAGTAAGATTTGCCCGGGTAGTTGCCTGCTCAAAATCCTTCCTGTCGATGTCGCTGAGTTTTTCAGCGTTTACAGAGAAAACAAAATCGCACGTCTTTTCGCACTCACGTAAAATGCTGATTGCCTCATCGTTCAGCGGTAATGCACGGGCGCGTCCTGATTTCGCATTTTCCGCTGTGACAACTGCATTCCTGTTTTCGATGTCCACATTTTCCCATGTCAGTGACAGAATCTCTCCTCGCCGCGCTCCGGTAAGCAAGGCGAAGGAGACGATTCGCCTCATGATATCTGTAGATAGTCCATCAATAAGCTCTCTCGCCTGCCACTTTCTTATCCAGCGCACACGCACTTTTGGCTCCCTTAGTGAGGGTACATATGGTCTGTGCTCTATCCAGCCATGCTTAAATGCCAGAGATAGCGCCCGCACTATAAAAGCCCTGTACCGGTTAACCGTTCCATTAGCCAGCGGCTTGCGTGATTTGTGAAGCGAGTGAGTAGGCATCATCCTTGCTATCTCATCACCCTTAATAGAAGAAAGCGTTCGCCCTTTGAAAACAGATAGCCAGTATTTTGCGTACCCCTTCTTAGTTTCGTAGAGCGCCTGGTCCTCTGCATCCTTCATCGCCAGGAGAATAATGTCGCTAAATGAACGCTCCGGCTTCTTCTCAAGCTTCGTTATATCCCATAATTCATGCTTTATCTTGTCGTGGTATTGCTGCGCTTTCTTCTTGTCTTCGGTGCCAGCAGAGCGTCTAATTCGCGATCCGTCTGGAGCCGAGATATCAACCCAGTAGTTTTTCCCTCTTTTGTAGATCGGCATTCTGTATACTCCTTACCGACCACAGCCAGCCGGATGACATTGTTAGGTGTACGAGAAAAATTTGCCACGCTTTCTTCATTAGCTCGCCACGCTCCGCCTACTTTGAACATGTTGTAGCGGGTCGGGTCTCGGTAAATAGTGGAAGTGGAGATTTGCAATCGCGCTGCCAGTTCAGGCACTTTCATCAACTTTTCCATTGGTTATCTCCAGGCAATAAAAAACCGCCCTGCAGGCGGTTATGTTGATGCGGTGGTTGGGTTATTCGATACGGACGCCGGGGATTTTACCGGCTGCGATGGCGTCGTAAATATCCGCTCCGCATTTATATGGAAGCGCATAACTGGCAATGGCTTCAATCGCCTCATCGCGCTTCTTATCGGCTTCTGATTTTTCAGGCATTAGGCTATCAGGAACAAGACATACAGCCATTCCTCCGCCGTTCTTATCCCAATAGCAAACGGCCACCTCATTACCATCTGATGTCTTTTTATGTGCCACAACCTCCATCTCAGTTCCTTCCGGAGGGACTATTTCCTTATCATAGTCAAAGCATGGGTTTAGAAAGAAAACTACACGCTGACCAATTGGAGGCATTCCCGCTCCATCCCATTCAACCTTCTGCGAAGCTGCGAGTGCGGATTCGTATTGTTCTTTGGTTACACTCCCTTCCGTTGTAGAATGGAAATATAGTTCGCGACCCGCAGTGCAACCTTTAGTTTTGTATGCCCAAACTGCTCCGTATCCATTGGTAGACACAACGTCATACCCCTCAGGCCACCCGCCACGCTTCGGTAATTCCTGCACCAGTAAATCAATAAGTTTCATCATATCCTCCATAAAACAAAACCCGCCTAAGCGAGTCATTTAAACCACATAGTCATCATCTGGTTGTCAGCTATAGCTGCAATAATCCACAGCACTGCCAGCACAGCAGTAACGGGCCACGGCGGCATGATTAGCTCCAATAAAAAGCCCCGCTATTGCGAGGCTGTCAGGGTTTGCGCATACGGCGCTGTTTGAGTTTGCTAGGCATCGCGCTTCTCCAACTTCCAGACAGCTTGGCCAATGCGGCTATAGTGTATGTCCTTGGTTACATCACCATCCCTGACCATATCTATTAACACCTTACGAAGCTCGTCAGACGTCCATACATCATCCGGGTAAGCTTTCTCCATCGCGAGGCGCAGATTCCATGTAGCCATCCTGAACGGGTATCTTGCGCCGAGAGTTTTTTCCTCAAGCGCTGCACGAGCTTGCATCACATGCAAAACTTTTTCCTTGATATCCACCTCACACCCCCTTCTCAGAGAAGAAAATATCCTTCAACTTAAACATTTCGCGTACCGCTATGGATGCAGATATACCTGCCGCGAAACCCGTCCAGTTATAGCCACTATCTATTGTCAGCCACACGCACAGAACGGAACTTATGCCAGGCCAGAAAATTACATAGACAATTAACGCGGCCCATTTTGGCAGAGTGATAAGAGTCATGGCGTCACACCCCGCTCACTTTGGCTTTACGAATGGCGTCAGCAACAATGCGCTCTGCGCTGAAATCAACGATACTCTCTACAGGCTCGCAATTGTCTAAAATAAAATCACATATTATTTTGCAGCGCTGGTAATCAGATAAAAAATAATCACCAATGCTCTCGGCTACCCATATGAAACCTTCGATAATTACATCCTTTCCTTCATGCCTTATTGTGCCAAATTTTTTGATTTTCATGGCTTCACCTTCGGCGCTACTGGCAGAGGTTGCCAGTGGGTTATATTGTGCGCACCTTTCACGCCACACACCCAATCAGAAACAATTTCTTTATTTGGCGGGTTTTTATCAAATTTCATGTAGCGAGCCACTGCATGCTCAAGAGGACCACCAGGGCGCCCAAACTCATACAGGACTAAGTATTTCCCATAAGCCGGCAACCGCTCGCTTACCGGAATCCAGCCGTCAGGTGCTTTCGGCGCTGCGGTAAGCATTGCTGCGTATATGCGCTTGATGGTTTCATGATCGCATTTTCCAACGGCCTCCCTCCATGCATTGGAAATCATCTCTTCCGTTGGCTCCACTGGCACTAATTTCAATGTTTGCTCCTCTTAATCGTCAAGGTCAACAGGCGAGTCACAGTGTGGACAGTATCCATCGCACTCAGAGTGCTGTGTGTATGTAAAATACTTACCACATGACTAGCAGTTTTCACCACTTTCCAACTTACTACTCGTCATTACAGGTTGCGATGAATTACCACCCGCGGCCTTATGCCGAAACTCCAGCAACTCACGATACGCATTGGAAACCGGGTTATCACCATGAGCCATGCCCATAAGTTCATCATCCGTGAATGAATTAGGCAGCAACTTGTAAGTCTGGCTTACAGGTTCATGTTGCGCTGAATTGCCGACAGTAGCATTACGCAACGCACGAACCACCGCAGAGTTACGATTAATCGGCACCAGTTGTTCCGGGTATTCGTCGAGCACACGCAGAAAATCCTGAATGGCTTCTGAATTACCGGACTGGAGGGCGCGACGGTTCCATGATTCAATCGCCAACTCTTTGCTAACCCTTACCGGGCCAGTAGAGCTACATTCATCGCAGCAAACACAAAACTCTCCAGAACTTGTTTCTGCAAACTCGATACCATCCTGTGTGGCACCACAAAAGGGGCACGGCAACAACGTTTCGTCTTTCATGATTTTCCCCCGTTGAGCATGGCGGCTTGGACAGCTTTATCAAGCGCTCGCCAGTCATCCCATACGCCACCAGTCCCTATGGTTTTACGTGAAGGTGTTACGCAGCATATAAACTCGCTACTGGTTCCCTTGTTTGCGATATATTCCTTAATCAGCCTCTGGCAAATAGTTAAGACATCATCCGGCACCGCAGGGACTGACTCATTATTGCTGACGATGCAATCAGGAATTACCGCCAGCGCCTGAATGACTCGCGGGCATTTATGGTTAGTGCTAGGGCCAGGCATTTTTTCCGTCAGCCTCCAGCTGGTACTACCACCATAATTCCACCGGTAAGCCACAGGCACCGCAGGGACTGGCGCGGGGTGGGCGTAGAGTGGCACAACTACAGGATCAAGATTTTCATCAGCAACCCACTTAAGCGAGCCATCAGGCTGAGTCTCATACCTGCCACCCTTACCGTATGCCTCGGCTTTTTCTCGCGTGGCAAATGTCGTGTTTGTGTTGATGCTGCTGTTTAATACGCCATCCATATTTTTGAAAATAAGTGAGTACGCCACCGGCTCTTGCTCATGCGCCGCCAGGAGGGCGCGGAGACCATCGGCGGCAAACAGCAGGGTTTGTGCGCCACTTACATTTGTCCATTTCAAATTCGTGGCAAAATGCTCAAGTTGCTCGATAGTCTTCACCAAGCGTTCTTTCGGTAATTGTGCTGTCATACGGCCTCCTAATCCCATTGCAGAACTGATGCGAAATAAGCACCACGACAAGGCGTGTCTCGTGGATGATGCCAACATGAATAGCCTTGCTGGCCCCTAATAGGACTTGTTTTGTACCAGCACTGGTAGTAGCGTGCGCTGGATGCAAAATCCTCAGCGCCGTCTGAGTCGATTACGTTTTGAACCACCGATGCTTGAATTATTGAAGCTTCGTCGTAGTCTCCACGCATCACCAAAAACCTCGCCTCATCTGAGCAAAGGTAATCGCAAACTCCGTCATTTTTCCCTTTGCTCGCAGGCTTGATTAAATCGACCATATTACTTCCCCACGTCTAAAGTGATGCCAGTTAATAACGCATGAGCTTTTCTAGCTGTTTCGATATCAAGTAACGTCGCTTCGCCTTTTGTAATCGTGCAATCGATGCGATATACACAATCTTCAAGAGCGCCAGCAAGCTCCGCAATCAGCGCCTTATCAGCATCCCGTTCTGCCAGCAGGGAGAGGATTAGCTTAGTGTCGACAACCATTGTGGGTTTAAAATTATCAGCGGATTTATCAGCATCCGCTTTGAGTGTATGAATCTGTTCGCAGTTAATGGTCATTTCTACGCTCCTGCAACTTATCAATTTGGCCTTGCAGCCATTCGATGGCGTATTTTGTGGCCCCATCCTTTGACGCGAACCCTTCACCAATCATGAAACTATGCCTGGCCTTGGTGCCGTATTTGTTCACTTCGTCGAAAATACTGGACCCATCAAGTCGAACCTGAATGTCACCACCACATGTTTGGCAGACATCTAAATCCTGAACCCAGTCTTTAAATTCTTCACTCATGACTGCGCTCCTTTGCTCTCGACAGTCTCTAGGCCAATCAGTTCTGCAATCTGCGCCAGCGTGTTGCTGTTTACGCCTTTACCATTGCCAACTGGTTTGTCCATGTAGTCGAAAGATACCAGGCGACCATCATCAAGAACGCCGATATTGAAATCGTCACACTCAGCCAGTTCAAACCCGTGAGAGATTGCGTCATCGCGGTTATCAAAATTGATTAAGTCAGACGTGTATTCGATGCCGCATCCGCCATCGTTACACCATGCGTACTGCTGAATTACGATGAACTTACGCATGGTTAGCTCCTTTGCTCTCGCGAAGCTGGCGGGCGAATACCGGCATGCCGTCTTTGATATGTGGGTCGCCATTCACGTCAATAAGTACGGAGTCACCGCGCCGGCGAATAAATCCGAATGGCTCATCGTCAAAAGTGGATTCAAACCCTTCCGCTCTCAGTGAGGCGCGGGCGGCGTCGGTGGCTGGGGTTTTTACTGACGTAATGAGAGGTTCATTGAGGTAAATAACTCCCTTATTTTTAGGATTTAAAATCGCGTCAATTGCTGATTTATGAGCACCTTTAAGCTCGACATTCTCCACCACCAACGCGTCGCGCTGCTCAGTCACTGCTACCAGCTCGCGCAGACAGGCAAGTTCAAACTCACTGCTCAGGCTCAGACCACCAACAACTTTTCCTGCACTTTCCAGATCAGCTATGCGTTTCTGGACGCTTTCCATCGTTACCTGTTTCATTTCTGCATCTCCTTTAATCGTGCAGTGAGGTATCTGTTATTAGCAAGTCTATGCTCGTTATCGAATGAGTTGCGGTTGAGTAATTCAGTGCGGGGAGGGAAGGGTTTGATGCGCTGACGAATGATTAAATCGCCCGGGGTTATGTCGGGATTGTAAGCTTGGCTTCTCATGATTTTTTCTCTCTAAATTCTGCGCAGGCTAATCCCCTCACGCTTTGCCATCTGGCGAAGAGATTCATATGTGCGGTTAATTTGACGAGCGATTAATTTTGTGTGAATGGTTCCTGCGAGGCGCTTAACTTTGATGATTTCCGTTTGTGTCCATGGCCTTCCCTGGCTTATTTGGTTTGGTCGCATCGCATAAATTTCTTTATGCCTGTATGTCACCATTAAGTTCCTTTTTCCTGATTCCATAAACGCTGTCGAGTTTGGATTTAAGCTCGGAATCACCACCAATGGCGCTTGATGCTCGCGTATATGCTGCTTCAAGTTTTGGCAGGTCCATTGTCAGAGCATTTTCTGAAAACCATGAGAGAACAGTTTCGGGCGTTTGTGCCGGCTTAACGATAAGTTTGCGGACGCGATGTTCTTGTCGTTTGCCGCGAGACACTGACAGCATCATAGAAAAATCAGCTTCAACATCACTCATGGCGAAAATCTTGATACCGCCGACCGCTACGCCGCCAAAACGTACCGATGGGTCTCCAGTGATTGTCAGTGAGCGTCCAACCCATGAATGACCGTCAGCACCCCAGCCACCAATAAGCACACGTCGCATTGATTTAGAAGGCTTATACGGTCGTCCTTCATACCCCTCCAGATCGATAAACACTGGCTGCTCTGAATTACCAGCCCGGACAGCTTTGATGACAGCTGTAATGGGTTGACTTTGAACATCCTCAAAATTGAGTTGATCGGACTTTGGAATGATTGTGCGTGAAAGGTCCATCAGAGAATTACCTCGTCGTCATATTCTTCATCCAGCAAATATGCCGGAACGTTAATTTCATTGGATGGAAGGACAATGCCTTCGTATTTTATGAATTCATCTTCCATGCACTCTTTTATTTTCCAGAGCGCGGCAATCATTTGCTGGCGGCCTAGTTCCAATGACTCCTCGCCGATGTAGTACATGCAATTGCGGTAAGGCGCGGTGTTCTCAATGGCGAAGAATGCGAACTGATTTCGCTCAATTCCGGTAGCGAGCTTGAGTACATACAAATAGAAAGCCGCCTGAATATGGTATCGGTATTGACCAAGGGCATTGCTAAAACCGCGCTCAGTTGCATCCCTGCAACTTTTCACATCCAGCGGGTACGGTGTTGTTTCTGACAGCCTGTCAAATCGACATTTAAGGTCCAGTCCGGTTTCAGGGCAGGTGGCGAACATCGACACTTCTGATGCTCCTGGAGTATTCATGTAGTCCATGAAGTCATCATTCATCCGTGATGATTCAAACATCCGGTTTACTGTCTCTACCTCATTTCCAACCAGGATATAATCAGGATTAGTCCATGCTGCGGCTGTTTTATATTCTTTCAGACTTCTTGAAGCCACTTCTGGCATTAGCAAGTAGTCACGTTTGAATATTTCTGGCTCCAGCAATGCTGAATGGATCGCACTGCCAAGATGTGCGGATTTGCTGCCTTTAAAGGGATTGAAATACAGATTAGCCGGACTGACACTTACGGCTTTAACCGATGTCGAACCGATAGCTTTATTGGCATGGTAATCTTCATTAGGCATGCCGTAGTAGATGCCTGGTTTCATGCTGCATCCTCAATATCAATCTGGTTCTGCGCGATAACCTCAGCCATCAGGCGAAAATGTTTTGCATTTCGCTCCTGAAAATCGACGTCATCATCAAATGCGCGTGAAATTGCCAGCTTACTGGCTCCGTGGCGCTGCAACTCAGAAAGACAGATATCTTCAAGCATTCGCTGCTTCAAAGCCGCCTCAAGCTCATCAGCGAGTTTGTTGATACGCTCATACTTTTCTACTTGGCGATGATAGGAAGCCCAGCGCTGGTCTTCGATGCGGTCATATGCGCGATATGCGTTCATGATTTCTCCTTCTCAGGCTCAGGTAATTTCACAGGAAGCAGGTCTTTCATCAGACGAAGCCATGCCTCTTCTGACCATTGTTTAACTGGAGTAGTCATTGCATCCTCCGATACCACGGCATATTTACCGCGGCTTTCATTTGTTCGTTGGCTGATTTCCACATTGCTTCATCTGCCAGGAATTCAGCGATCGCGGCTTTAACCTGTGCAGCCCGAAGTGCGAAGTGATTTATTTGCATAAAACCTCCATTCGTTTTTTGGCTGCATCAATAATCTGTTTAACGAGGCGTGATAATTGGGACTCAGGGCAGCCAGCAATAGGCCACCCGGCAACAGCAAGTTGCATGGCGTGCTCCTTTAGTTTGTGTGTTTGCATAGCGGAATACCCTCGTAAGGGCATTTTGATATGCAATAAAAAACCCGCCGAAGCGGGTTAGCTTAAAAATTTGATGTTTGATGCAGGAAAAGTCGCGACCTTTCCGTCTTCAAGTTCAACGATGCCAACAGAATAGTTACCAGGCCCACTTTCGAACTCTTCATACTCAAGCCCCCATCCGTGAAACAGTCCAGTAAACGTATCTGTAACCTTCTTGCGCTCACTGCCATTCGCTTCGAACCTGTTAACTGTGCACTCAACCTTTCTCATCGCCTTACCCTCTGTAGTTACCCGCCCACGCGGTAGTTGTTTGCATTTGGCTAATGGCTAATAACCATTACTCAGATGCAAAGCCGCAATTAAGCGGCTCTGAGTTTTTTCACGTAGTTCATGCAGTAGGTGGGAGAGCAGTCTTTCCAGTTGTTTTTATGCTGCATACGCTGACTTGGCGGGTAGTAAGCAACAGTTCCTTGCGGAGTCCTGAATATCAGTGTGTTATTACCTTCCTCAAACTCCACCTCATTCCTCTTGAAGAACTTTGCTATTCGCTCATGCGCTGAGTCGCGAGCTTTCTTGCGTCGCTCTTTTAATTCAGGCTTCCAGTCTTTCCAGAATTCAGCCATGTCGCCCATCATTTCCTCCAGTCAAAAAGAAGCCGACCGTAGTCGGCAAATTGAGGGTATTCGGATAGCTAACTCAGGGAATTAGCTATCAGGAGTTACTCGCGAGCTTTGAGCATTGCGTCTGCCATTCGATATGCCGCTGTTGCAATTAAATGTTGCTCTTGGTTGTCGATGGCTAACGGAATAGACTGCATAGCTTTTGCAGCGAAATAATCTCGCAACGTCATGCCTGATTCGTTTTGCCAATCACTGTTGTATGCGACGTTTACAAGCTCTGGAAATGCTGGCCCACCTGTGTTTTTGCTCATTCACTCCTCCTTGCCAATGGCTTTTGCTATTGCAGCGCGAGCCATGTCAAACTCTACAGTTTCACGGTCAGCAACGCTTACTACTGCTTGCAACGCCTCCAGCAGTTCCGGCGCGGCGGCTATGAGGTTGGCGTCGTGTTTATTGTTAATTTCCTCTGCTACTGGAGTGCGTACAGTGCCGCCATAGAGCTTTTTCATTGAGCCTTTTTGGAAAACAAACCACTCCTGTTCGCCATTTTCCTTTTTCATTTGCCACGGACCCGGCGTACCTTCAAATTTCATATTCCCATCCTGTTAGAAATAGCGGCAATAAAAAGGCCGAGTTATGAATTTATTTCGTGTGCGCTATCTTTAAATTCATCAGGAAGCGACGAAACAATTTCATGGCTAATAATTAAATAGTTACCGTCCTTGATTCTGTATGCATACTTTTGTTTTTTAATCATCAGATGCTCAGCAACAGCTTTTACCGCCTGTTCTGTGACATCTTCTTTTTTACCAATCCACATGCGTTTTTCAGTGTTTAGCGTTCCCTGAAAAATCTGCCCCGTTAACGGACTAGCTCCCATAGTTTTTATTTTCATCGCTACCTCAAATAAGTGGCTTGCTGGATAACTTCATTTTCTGCACCGCATGGATTTTATTTCCCAGCGGATTAGCGTCTTTGTAGTAAGTGCGATGCTGTTTTCTCTCTATTGGCCCGCGCAATTCATTCGTATAAAGAATCGCCGCACGTTCCATGTTGCGCATATATTCCTCACGCTCCCATTCAGCATCCTGAGCGACAAACTTAATCGGTGTTGCTTCTTCCAGGCTTGCAGGAGTGAAGTGACTCCCTGTTGCCTGAATTTGTGCACGGCTCAAAGTAGGGCGGTGCAATGTTTCTGTGCTTGCTGCTACTGCATTCTGGAGAGCTGCACGACGCTCACGGCGACGGCCTGCGGATGAACCAGTGAAAGCTGTTCTGCGTGTCATAGAAACCTCCGGTTGAACTTTGGTGATCTAATGTCATGTTGACCTCCGATAAAACAACTTTGGATTGGCTTGCATTACAAAGTAGTTTCTAGCCCCTCATATAGAGGGGCAGAAAGAACATCTCGGCACCATTAGTGGTCGATGTTCGCGCCGGATCGATAGATTTAATTAATCTCAAAATTGAATGTAGGCATTCACATAAATCCTCCTGTTTCATGTGCAGCTTTGGTAGGTTTGGCGGCTGCATAACGCCTGAGAAAATCAGCTTTGGTGATGCGGTGCCTGTCGCCACAGGTAGAGCATTTGCCGCGTGCTAATAGCAGCTTTCACCGCATCCCAAAGCTCACTTTGGTTAATTCCGGCTTTTCAGCCGCGTAGATTCGTACCTGAATCGTTGTAGATTCACCGTCCTGGTGAGTAGTGCGTCCTGCTGATGGGATAAAATTAGCATTGTGCTAAATTATTCGCAAGCGGTTATTGCTAAAATATTAGCGATAATAGCTAAATTCATGAAAGGTAATGAAAAATAATTTAGCGCAGGGCTTTTTAAGTATTTTTGAGCAATAAAAAACCCGCCGAAGCGGGTTGCAGAGGTGAGATGTTTTCTTTTAGTAGGTTACCGATGACCAGAAAACGCGGCCGATAATTCTGATGTCAGATAATGGTCTAATTTCTTCTGGGTGTTCTTCGTTGTTATAGCTCCTGATGCGTATCATTCCCCCTGGCACCGCATAGAGCACCTTAACTCTGAGCAGGTCGCCATAATCGATAGCATACATCTTTCCGTCTTTTATCGTTTTGCTTCCGGTATCAACACCAACGGTAGCGCCATTTGGTAAGACGGGCTCCATACTATTCCCGATCACTTCAACGCAAACTGCATTCTGAAACTGTATGTTGAGTTTTCGGAGAGTTGATTTTGCGAATCTCAACTTATATCCATTGTGATCTTCTCTGAATACACTACCCGCCCCAGCGGCTAACTGCACTTCCTTTAGGAACGGAACCTCTACTTCATCATCATCCAGTGAAGTGTTACTGTCCCATGGCTCTAAGTCACCAATAATTTTGGCTTCACCGACATCCTCGGCATCGGTTAACTCTGGATGTTGTTGATCCATCCAGCCATGAGTAAGCTCAAGGTTTGTTTCAATTTTCCTTGCCAGGTCATCGCCGAGATTCCTTACGGCTTTTCCGCCAAGTATCTGGCTTAGAGTAGATGCAGACGTTCCGACCTTTTCTGCAAAGTCTGCTTTTGATTCTCCGTTACGTATAGAACGGTTCTGTAAATAGCGGAGATTAGCCCGCCTAATGTCTTTTATGTCCATGCACAAATCATCCCACTTTTTAGCATGTCGATAAATACGCACGACGCTAAACTCCTTCTTGATTTAAATTTAGCAGCGAGCTAATATTGTTCTTGTGCATTAGCAGATGGAGCACTTATGGAAACCAACGTTAAGCAGTTTGAACAAATGAATGACCTGCTGCGCTGGCGAAAACAGGCAACAAAGGAAGATTGGGAAGAGCTAGCACGCCTTGCCAATACAACTCCTGGCAACCTTGACCAGCTAGCTTATGGGTGGCGTGGAGCATCAGCTCAGAAAGCGAAAGATATAGCAAATGCAACTCTGAACTTTCGATTCCCGAAGCCTGTAACCAAAGAAGCAATTGCGTTTCCTCCTGTGAGGAAAACGGCCAGCGGTAAAGCAGCATAAGTATCACCCCCACAACGGCATTTCTGCCTACGTCGCTGAAAAGCGAATCCCAAAACAAATCAAATCACTGGCTATCAGTGTCACCTGTATAGCCAATTTTTCTATTTCACTAAGGGAAGAATAACGAATGGAACGTACACATACACGCACATCTGCCCGGCAGATTGAAAGCACATTACTGAACAAAATCACGCTGCATGGCAGTAAGGCAATAGCTGACGCAATCGGCGTTGATCGCTCGCAGATAACGCGATGGAAGCGGGACTTTATCCCGAAGATTTCAATGCTGCTGGCTGTTCTGGAGTGGGGGATTGTTGACGATGAGATGGCAAGGCTTGCGTCTCAGGTGGCGGCGATTCTCACAAAGAAAAAATCCCCGGTGTGCAAGACCGAGGATTCTCAAATAACTATGGACTTCTGACAGGAGTAAGTATGCCAAAACGTAAACGGAAACACCAGGAAAATGAAGAGATTCGGCACCCTGATTCACCTGATGGACTGGTTGTCGCAGCAGCTAATAACCGCCCGTTTGCGGAGCGGTTTATTGGCGTATTTCGACTGGCTAAAGCAGGGGTGAAGAAAGATGGGCGTCGCTAGATTAGAGGACTATCGCAAGTCTCCAGGAGAGGCTGTGGAGCGTCGTGTGGCAGAAATCGAAGATGGATATACCCGTCTTGCTAATGCCCTGTATGACGAGCTTATCGGCGCAGATTTAACGAAGAATCAGAGCAAGGTTGCTCATGCCATTTGTCGTAAAACCTACGGCTTTGGGAAGAAGATGGATCGCATCTCCGACAGCCAATTAGCTCAGCTTACCAGGCTGCCAAGACAAAAAGTCAACAAGGCCAAAAACGAGCTGATAGCGATGAACGTTATCAAGCGTGACGGGCACTTAATCGGGCCGAACAAGGAAATCAGTGAGTGGAAAATAGAAGGATGTCACTACACTGGTGATAATGTCACTGCAATGGTGACAAAAAGTGTCACCAAAACGGTGACAGCGATGTCACCAAAACAGAGTCACACAAAAGAAACTATTACAAAAGAAAATAAAGAAACTACCCCCTTACCCCCAGAGGGGGAAGATGCGCAGGCTTTCAAACCTGAAAAACGAAAGACCGATCGCACTGACTACCAGGCATTCCTCATGGCCTACAACGAGGAGGTAGGTGAACTGCTACCACACGCTGTGGCGCTGAATGAAACAAGGAAGCGCCGCCTTAAGAAACTTATTCCTCAACTCAAAACTCCAAACGTCGAAGGCTGGAGAGCATACGTCAAAGCGTTTGTTTCGCAGGCTAAGCCATTTTACTTCGGGCAGAACGACACAGGCTGGGCAGCTGATATCGATTACCTGCTACGCGATAAAACATTGCTTGGCGTACGTGAGGCCAAATTTGCTGATAAGGGGATGCAATGAGACAGGATATCGAGGCCAGCGTTATTGGCGGCCTCTTGATTGGCGGGCTAACTCCTGCCGCAAGCGAAGTGCTGGCAACACTACCGCCAGAAGCATTTTCAATCCCCCTCTACCAGACGGCTTATCGCGTCATTCAGAAACAAGCCTCAGTGCGAAACCTGATTGACGGGCTGATGGTTGCCGAGGAATGCGGAGACGGGCATTTCGCTGACATCATGGAAACTGCAAGGTCGTGTCCGAGTGCCGCTAACCTGAAAGGCTATGCCGGGATGGTAGCAGATGCTTATCAGCGAAGACTGGTTTTGCAGTTGATGGACGAGATGCGCGGACCAATCAGCAATGGAACGCTGGATGCGTCATCACAGGCCATGGATGAGTTTGTGAAGCGACTGGCGACAATCAGGAAGCCAAAGCAGCAGATAAACCCTGTCAGGCTGTCTGATGTGCTTGATGACTATACCGAGACGCTGGAGAAGCGCCTTAAAAACGGTGAGGAGTCAGACACGATGAAGACCGGGATTGATGAGCTGGACGCTATCACCGGAGGCATGAACGCCGAAGACCTGGTAATCATCGCAGCGCGTCCTGGTATGGGTAAGACGGAGCTTGCACTGAAAATCGCTGAGGGAGTGGCTAACCGCAATCTTCCAGGCGCTGACAGGAAGCGTGGCGTGCTGATTTTCAGCATGGAGATGAGCAAACTCCAGATTGCCGAGCGAAGCATTGCCGGGGCAGGGAATATGTCGGTAAGCGTATTGCGTAACCCAGCACGCATGGATGATGAGGGATGGGCAAGGGTATCGAATGGTATTGCTAACCTGCAAGACCTCGATGTGTGGCTGGTTGATGCTTCAAAGCTGACTGTCGAGCAAGTCCGCGCGGTGGCAGAACGGCACAAGCAGGAGCATCCCCAACTATCGCTAATCATGGTCGATTACCTCGGTTTAATTGAGAAGCCGAAAGCAGAGCGCAACGACCTGGCTGTAGCACACATCTCAAGCAGCCTAAAGGGAATGGCGAAAGACCTGAAAACTCCGGTTATTTCGTTAAGCCAGCTATCCAGGAAGGTTGAAGACCGACCTAACAAGCGCCCTAACAATTCAGACCTTCGAGACTCCGGCAGCATTGAGCAGGACGCCGACTCAATCATCATGCTCTACCGTGAAGCTGTGTATGACGAGAACAGCCCGGCAGCAAAATTCGCAGAAATCATCGTGACTAAAAACCGTTTCGGTTCGCTGGGTACCGTGTATCAGCGCTTCGTGAATGGCCACTTTATGGATTGCGACCAGGATGAGGCGAGGGGGATTTGCACATCTGCCGGTCATCAGCCAGCGAAGGGAAAGCGTTACGCGAAAGGCGCGGATGTCTGACTGCCGCCCTGTTCAATAAATTACTGAGAGAGATGAGACGATGAATGCGGAAAGCAAAGCGCATTACTGTCCTTTCTGCAAACGGGATATTGAGCCAGAAAGGGATGATTTCGGGGAAATAATCTTGGTCGATGGTGGAATGATTTACCTGCATGACGAGGTAATTCATGACGAAGACTACAAATTCGAAGAGCTACAGTGAGGGAATCAATCGTGAAAGTTAAAACAGCAGAGCTGAGCGGAGTGCAACTTGATTATGCGGTTGCGATGTCCGTTGACCATCCCGTTAAAGTGATTAGCGGTGACGTATGCAGTATGCATGAGGATGGTAACGAATGGATGCCGTACGAGTACTTCAAGCCATCGACCGACTGGAGCCATTGTGGTGAATTGGTCAAGCCTCATGAGGTCGCATTTGCTCCACATCCCGTAGGTAGGTTATGGAGAGCGTGCGCCCTTAAAGCGCCAATTAATAACGTCATTGAAGAAGGTGAAACACCACAAATCGCCATCTGTCGAGCTGTAGTCTCCTCAAAGCTTGGCGATGAGGTAGACATTCCCGATGAGCTGATGGAGAGCAAGTGATGAAATTAACCAGCCAGCAACGTCAGGCGATGGTTGGCAAATCGTTCTTGGCAGACATGAATAGTCCGATTGAATTCAGCGTGACCGTTGGCGATATCGAAAGGAATGCCGGCGGCTACACCGTCAAATTCATTCGTCACGGCATATCAGGCCTTAGCTACTTGGGATTACAGAAATTCCTCAAGCGTTACCCGCATGAGCTGATGGAGGTGGGAGAGTGAGCGATAAACCTCAGCGTCGCGTCGTATGCGCGGCTAACAAATATGAAACAGGGCTAAAAAAACCAGGCGACGGCGGCATGGTGTTCATTGGTGTACGCCATCATTGCCCAATAATGAGAAACAATATGTTTCCATATCGAGAGATATTGGAGCGAGATACAGAAGTACAAGGCTTCGTTGATCAATACGGTGTTTTCATGGATAGAAAAGAAGCGCTGCAAGTAGCGAAAGAAGCTGGGCAATTAAATATCGCTCGCATTAAAACGTGGCCGGATAACGAGTTATTCAGCGAAGACTTGTATTAGCAGCCAGCCTGCTGGCATGTGGAGGGGAATATGACATACACACTGAAAGAACTAATCGACTCAGCATTCACAAATTACAAAGAAACTCCTGATGGCTGGGTTCCAGCAAGGCCGCGTGGCGCAGGTCTCTTGTATCGAATTAAGGCGGCATGGCTTGTTATTACTGGAAAAGCAGATGCGGTTACATGGCCTGATAACCAATAGGTGGAGGGGAATATGGAAGAGAGCAGAAAGCAATTTGAAGAATCATTTGAAGAAATTACTGGATGGGAAGCTGATGACTACCCAAACGCTGATTATGTTCAGCAATGCTGGGAATTCTGGCAGGCAAGTCGGAGCGCTGTAGAAGTTAAATTGAGCAAGGCCGAGGTGGAACTGGAAGAGTTGGAAAGCGCCCATATGTGCCTTGATGATGCAGGCGTTCCTCGGAAAGAAGGAAATGAAACCTTGTCTCTGTGGGGGCGCATTGTCAGGTGTAACGCCGCTGGACTTCGCGTTAAGGAGAAGTGAGATGACAAACCAGCAGCAACTCGAATTTATCCTTGAGCAGTGCCGCAAGATGCGAGAGAAGAATCAGCCAGACCTGATGGAGTTATGGCACCGGCAGCAGGAGGAATATCGCAAGCAGATATTTGGTGAAAGGAAACATGATGAATGGAGCCTTTACAGTTATGGCACCAAGCCAAATAAAAACGGATACAGCCTGTACAGTTACTAACCTCGCGAGGTAAGCATGCAGGAGTTCATTCTGCACGAAACGAATAAGTCACAATTCTGGTCAGTCCTCAAAGAAATCCTCTCTACCGGTAAACGCTGGCGCATCAAAATCTCAGAGTATCGCGAAAAGCGGTCACTACCGCAGAACAGCCTCATGTGGAAATGGAACACGGAAATAGCCGAGCAGCTAACCTCTGTCAGCTCTTACGTGTTTACCGATGATGATATTCACGAGTGGCTCAAAGACATGTATTGCCCGGCTAAACCGGTAACCCTGTACGGCATGACGCGTTATGTGAAGTCTACGCGGATGCTGGATGTGGGAGAGATGCACAAATACCTGGAGGATATCGACCGGTGGGCGCACCAGAAGGGACTGAGGCTAACCATCCCTGACCAGTGCGAATACCGCGATTTGCAGCGGAGGCAAAACGAATGACCCGACGAAGCCCGATAGAGCGAATATGTGAGCACATGATTTTCCGCGTCACCCACCGCAAGAAACGCAAGCCAGAAGTAAAACCATCCGACATTCCCAGCTTCAATTACACCGCGCATCTCGTCCAGGTGAGATGGGACCGCATGCGCGCACGGAGGAAATATGACTGATTATTCTAAATTGAGTGATTTTGAGATTAACAAACGCGTGGTTATCGCTCTGGATATTGATATGCATTTCTTTATCCCTGAGTCAGAAGATTCATTCGGCGCTTGTTTTTCCCCATCTGAATTAGGGCCAATCTGGCAAACAAGTGCGTATTGGGTAGGCGATTTTAAAGTTTCAAACGGGAATAAGTTTAACCCATGTAACAACCCAGCCGACGCATGGCAGATCATTTTTGAGAACAAAATAATGCTATCTCCTCGATGTGCTGATGATGAGTGGAAGGCTGAAATATATTTAGGCAGGGAAGATATTTTTGATAACTACGCAAGCGCATGGCACAAAAACCCACTCCGCGCCGCCATGATTGTCTTCCTCATGATGCAGGAGGGTGATTGATGGTTATATGGTCTCTTTTTGACGGCTCTGGAATTATGGGTTTCCCATGGGCTGAACATGGACACGCCGTGTACTGCTTTAATTCCTCCTCGGGAAATCATGGAGAGTATGTCGGACGGAAGGAGCATCCTTGCGTACATCATGTAGACATTTGGATTGACAGTGACTTTATGGAGAAGTGCGAAAAGCTGGGCATTCCAGCCCCCGATTTTGTATTCGCATTCCCTGACTGCACTGAGCTTGCTGTATCAGGCGCAAAGTATGAGAGCCATACGAGCTTGGTCTCGGTGGATAACGCGAAAATGGTGCAGGAAATAGCAGAGTCGTTTGGGGCCAGGTGGATGGTGGAGAATCCAGTCGGGAAGATGTCTACAGCGTGGCGCAAGCCGGATCACTACTTTGACCCGTATGAGTATGGCAGCTACATGCATGGCGGAGAGGAGAGTTTTCACCCGAAAATGCCAGCGTATGACGGGTACACGAAGAAGACCTGTATTTGGGCTAGTAAAGATTTTGTGATGCCAGATAAAAAGCCAGGGCCGATAAATATCGGGTTCTTTTGGGGGTGGCGCTGGCTGGGTGGGAGCTCAACACGCACAAAACAACTCCGCTCTCTAACTCCGCGTGGATTTGCACGGGCGGTATACGAGGCCAACCATGCTAACCCCTGAATCTATCCAACAATACCAGGCAGAGAGTAACTACCGAGCCGGTTATTGTCTCCAGTGCGGAATACGGCTTGCTCCTGTCGAATGTCATGTTTGCGATACGTGCGCCGTCTTGCTGTACGCAGACCAAAATAGCGAAATGCGTGAAGAGGATGAGGATGATGAGTGAATTACGAGCGGGCGGACTGGCTGTAATCATTAATAGCCGTATTCCTGAAAATATTGGCGTAACTGTCAGGCTGTTAAAACACCTAGGAGTAGTAACAGGCCACACGATGAACGTTGCCTATGATTCATGGACAATTGAGGCGGCATCAAACAGAAAGTTAGCGGGGTATATTTCTGACGGAAGCTTAATTATGTGGCCGACTGTAACTTGCCCTTCGAAATGGTTAATGCCAATTGACGGTGAAAACTTCTCTCACGAAGACGAGCGGCAGAAGGAGTTAGTAAATGGCCAGACCGATTAACCCAAACAAGCCTTACAGCAAGCTGGAGAAAGAATATATCGCTCGTGTAGCCGGTAAGGTTCCGCTGCAGGTTATAGCTTCCGCCATCAATCGACCGCCATCCGGTGTTCAACAATGGGCCAACGCACACGGCATTAAGTTGCGCGTTCCGTACTCAATTATGGTTAAGCACTGGAGGGAATATGTCCCGGCTCATCAAACAGCCGAAGCCTAAGACCTGTCCGGAATGTGAATCCGAATTTATCCCCTGGTCCTCAACTCAAAAAACCTGCCTGTCAATCAAATGCGCAATGGCATTTGCCGAGAAGAAAAAAAAGGAAAATGCAGAGAAAGAAATCAGGAAGGCCACACGCCTTCAAAGAGCATCTCTGCGTGAAAGAAAGGAAAAGCTTAAGACAACATCAGACTGGAACAAAGAGGCTCAGGCAGCGGTTAACAGGTTCATATTTTGGCGTGACTACGGAAAACCGTGCATCGCCTGTGGTCGCCCGCTGAATTATGGCGTCCGTGGCGGGGCGGTTGATTCAAGTCACTATCGTTCCAGAGGCGCGGCACCGTGGCTCCGCTTCAATGTTTTCAATATCCATTCAGGATGTGTTCGCTGTAATCGTGAGTTATCAGGGAACCTGATTCCATTCCGAATAAACCTGATAGAGAAAATCGGCCTGCAACGGGTTGAACGCATTGAGCACGAAAACACTGTCCGTAAGTTCCCCATTGAGTACCTGAAACGTGTGAAAGCAATCTTCACGCGCCGGGCCAAACATTACGAAAAACTCCGTAAAAGATATCTGGAGGCAGCATGAGCAAAATCCAATACCCAATGACTACGGCGGCAATATTTGATGATGTTGTCTATCCACTGCATTTCGATAGTGCCGACAAGGTTAAGCAAGAAATGGCAGGTGCTGTTAACTGGTTCTGTCGGTGGTGCAACGAAGAGAAAGCCGTTGTGAAAGCGAGACTACTGGTCAGTTGCTGGGGTCAGTATCTGAGCCATGAGCAGATTATGCAGGAGGTCGCATGAGTACCGTCACACCCATCACATCTGCACAGCAACGCCAGTTTGACCGCATTCAACTGCAGCAAATTGATGAGGCACTGGCAACCAACGACGAGACAAGAAAGCGCCTGGAGATGATGCGCCGCGAGGTAATTAATCGCCTGGGATTGAATAAGCCTGATGGCCCGGAGGTAGCGTGAGCATACGTGAATTAAAACTCACAAATGACCAGCATGAATGGCTCAATGGCTGGCTTGAGTTATGGGGCGCATGGGTTTACTCAGGAAGACTGGAAAAACGCATGAGCAGCGTTATAGCGAAGTTCATGGAGAGCGCAGAGCCGGGAAGGGTGTTAACCAGGCCAATGTGCAATGATGATGATGGAATGTTGATTTCTCAGGTCGTAGATTCCGTCATGTTCATCGACAAAAAAGCATTTGGCATCCTTCTCAGCTACTACGCTCACGGCTCATCCAAGTACTCCATATCATCCTACTATCACAAGGTCGCAAGTCCTCGCAAAATGACAGGCAGAGGTGGTGAAAGAATCCGCAAACCATCTCTTATCACCTGCCGTCGTGAAGTGGATGAAATACTCAATGCGTCACTCTTCCTGCTCTATCAGCCAATGGTAAATGCGTTCAATAATCGCAAACGTGTCGATAAAATTAAACATGTTGCATAGAACGTGTTGACATCATTGAGCAATTGAGCAATTATAAATGCATAAGCTGCCGTTAGTGACTCTTAAGTTGCGCGGTGGTCTTATGCAAGGTGGTGAGATAATCGAGGCGGCGCTCACCATTGAACCGTCTAGCGGGTATCTTCGACGCATCGTCTGGTACTCCCGCCATCGCAGGCTGAGAGGTCTGCAAAAATGAAGCCCCTGAGTTAATAGCTCCGGGGCTTTTTTATTGGAGAAATCTGGTAAGAGCATTAGGCAGACGGCAATCCATATCTTCGGAATAGCACTCGTGAAACGCCGATGTGGAATTGTGACGACGCTCGTCAGTGCTCTTTCCAGTTTTCGTCAACGTTAACGACTTTGCGGGTTTTTAGAAACGAACCACAAAGATAAATGCAAACGATGATCAATTCCTGGCAGTAGCCTAACGGCTAAACACCAGTGAGGTCTTCCAGCTCCTCATCAACAAATCTGGCGCATTGCGGCCCTGAGATGTGATTAATAAGTCAGGGCACACAACAGGTAAGAGCATTGAACAAGGCGAAAACCGGTAGACGCGACTAATGCCAGCCGGGCGACCAGTGCTCTTTCCGTTGTGGTTAGCTCAGCGGGTTAGAGCTTTGTTCATGCTTGCCAATGCTGCATGCGCGAGTAAATAGTTCAGAAATGAACTTAGCGTCGGTTCAAATCCGGCACCACAACCAATTCCAAGCTAGCAAGTATCTTTGGCTGATAAAGCACTTCCCCTACCAGCTTCGGCTGGTTTTTTTATTTCTGTTTCCTGATGAATTTCGGGAAACAAAAAACCCGCACTAAGGCGGGCTTCGTGAAAATGGGCGACGGTAAGTAGTTGGAGCTACTGACCGCCATCTTGCCCGTGACTCGAATCACGAACAAAGACCGAGGCCCATATCGTCTGATCAGACGGGCTAAACATTAGATCGGATTTGTTCGCAAGACAATGTTTTAAATCACAGAACAAATCCCCCAGATATTTGGGGTCGCTAATTTGCGGCCTGGTACATTTGCCAGACGCTTTCACATGCCACCGCATGGTGGAGACTACGCAATGGCAAACACGGAACTGATCCCGGTGTTGCTGGTCGCGCTCATCATGACCGTGCTTGGCTCGCTTGCGAAATATCAGACAAGGCCAGTAAGCGAAAAGGTAAGTCTTTCCAGTCATATGGTCGTGTCGATCTTCGCCGGAATGATGATGGCTCTCTACGGGCTGGATAAACAATGGTCGCTCAACCTCATGGGCCTGGCATGTGGTGCTGCTGGGTGGCAGGGTGCTGCAATACTTAAAAGGCTGCCGTGGTTTAGCCAGACTGATAATGGTGACAATTATGGCAAGAACTGAAATCAGAGTGGGAAAATATTCAATCGATTTCGTCCCACTCATTTTTCTCGTTATAACCGCAATCCTCTGTAACCAGCTTAATGACTCAGTGAAAACCAGTAGCGAGGCATTGAAGCTGGCAAACGACATGAATCGTCAGCGAACAGCCGCAGAGATGCGAGCGCAGAAAGCTGAAAAATCACCTGTAGACAACGGTTCGCTAAATGTGATCGTGATTCAGCCTGATGGAAAGCAGAGGGCCAGTTACACCGAACCAGCGTTTGCTGACGTAAACAAACCACTCTGAGGTAACAATGAGCCAGATAATTGCAATCCTCAATTTTGAAGAGGGGTTTAAGGCTGCGCCCTATATCGATTCAGAAGGGTTTCCGACAGTTGGTACCGGCTTCAAAATAGGCCCCAAGGGTGCGCCGCTATCTAATTACACATTCACCATTCCGCAGCAAGTGAATGACGTATGGTTGCAGAGCCTAGTCGAGGACACCATCGCAAAAATGAACACTTACCCGACCATTGTTGCTGCGCTCAAACTGTGCAACGCCGCGCGCCGGGACATTCTGGTCAGCATGGCATATCAGATGGGCGTTGGTGGCCTTGCTGCTTTCAAGAACACGCTAGCGATGCTGGCTGCGGGGAATCCATCCGGCGCAGCAGATGGCATGCTGAAAAGCCTGTGGGCTAAACAGACGCCAGCGCGCGCCAAGCGTCACGCTGATGTGATGCGCAGCGGAAACATGGATGCGTATGCGGGGCTGCTGAAATGAAACTTGTCGACAACTGGAAAAGTGCCTGGCGCTGGTTCAGCATTCACTGCCTCTGGATAGCCGCCGCAATCCCTAATGTGTGGGTTGAACTTCCTGCAGATCTGAAAGCAAGCATTCCTCCCGGAACGATGGGTGCTATTGCTGGCGTGGTAGCAGTATGTGGGATTGTTGGTCGCCTGGTAGACCAGGAGAAGAAGCAATGACCGAAATCATCAGCTCGTTCGGTGGATACATTGCAGGAGCCGGGGCAATTATCGTCGCTATCCTTGCTGCATGGTTTGGCGGAAAAAGCAAAGGCACTGCCGAAACTCAGGCTAAAGCAGACGTTAAAGCTGCCAATATCGAAACCCAGCAGGCCCAGCAGATTACCGAAAAGACACAGGAAACAATCCGGGTGGTGAAAGATGTCGACCAAGATAACCAGTCTCTTTCTGATGACGCTGCTCGTCAGCGCATGCGCTCATCAAAATACCACTCAGACGATTAAATACGTCGACAACTCCTGTACTGCATTCAAGCCAATCATCACTCACGGTAAAGACCCTGACGTGATGGACCCGCGAACAGTCCGCGCCATCAATGCCCATAACGATACGTGGGATAAGGTGTGCAGCAAGTAGCCATTACAAAGCATCCATAACTGGGTGCTTGATAATGTCCATCTCAGGAGAATTCAAATGGCGAAGATTAAATGGCCCAAGTTGCCGAGCTATTTGATTCCTCTCTTCAACACTGCCTGGGTATATCTCTGCGTAAGCAAAGATGAATGGAGGCAGGCAGAGACAGTATTAAGTGTTTCCCTTGCTGACGTAACCAATAACAACGGGATGTGCAGGCATTTCGTCAATGAAGATACAGGCGAAAACATGTATCTGGTTGGTGTATTCGATGGCCGCATTTCAACTCTGGTTCACGAACTGGCGCATGCGACGTTTTATTGCTGTAGCGATGTTGGCGTAACAACAAAGCCGGATGAGGCTAACGAAACCTACTGCTATCTACTGGACAGGATGTTTAGCCATTTCCTTCCATTCATACAGGAAACTAAAAATGCCACTTAAGAAAGGCCGCAGTAAAAAAGTTGTCAGTGACAATATCGCCACAGAGATGAAAGCAGGTAAGCCACAAGACCAGGCTGTAGCAATCGCTCTGAGTAAAGCAGGCAAAAAGAAACCAAAGAAAGGAGCTAAGTGATGATTACCCAACCATGGCCTACGTATTCAGATGCCAGCGGCGCATTCGTTCGTGGTCTACCAATTAAAACCCTGACACAGGCTGTGGATGGCTCAGCAGTAGCAACCTTTGATGGTCCGTATCCATCACAGTATCTGTCAGCGCTGTTCATGTCCAAGTTCAAGCCGGTTGTTGCTGGTTATATCTTCCAGAGCCAGTACGGTGAACTGCTGTATATGACCAAAACAGCATTCGAAGCTCAGTACACTGCAACCAGTACGCCGATCTCATGGTCATCAGTAAGCGGCAAGCCGTCAACATTCGCACCAATCATCGGAACCACTGCTACCACTGCAATGGCTGGCAATAAGGTTCCAACATCAACAGATCGCGGTGGCGTGTTACAGCAATCAGCAATCACTGCATTAACTGATTCATCTGGCGGTACATCAGGCGGTAACACGGTAGCAGTTATTCCTGCGGCTACTGCGGCCACGACAGATACCAGCGCTGCGTCTCTGACGTCAACCAACGCCTCAATCACTGCGCTGAAAAATGACATCGCGACATTGACGGCGAAGATTAACGCTATTAACGCAGCGATAAAAGCGGCTGGCGCAACGGTGTAACCATTACAAAGCTCATCTACGGGTGGGCTTGATAATGATTAACGAGGAAACAGATATGGCAGCACCAAAGGGCAATCGATTCTGGGAGGCCCGCAGTAGTCATGGGCGAAACCCGAAATTCGAATCGCCTGAGGCGCTGTGGTCAGCATGTTGCGAGTACTTTGAGTGGGTGGAGAAAAACCCATTATGGGAGATGAAGGCGTTCGCATATCAGGGAGAGGTTACGCAAGAGCCCATTGCCAAGATGCGTGCAATGACCATTACAGGTTTGCTTTTGTTCCTCGACATAACAAAGCCAACATGGGCTCTGTATAAGGCTCGTGAAGATTTTAATTACGTCACTACGCGAGCAGAAGAAACAATCTACGACCAGAAATTCTCCGGAGCAGCAGCAGATCTGCTGAATGCCAACATCATCGCCCGTGACCTGGGTCTTAAAGAGCAGTCGCAAGTTGAAGACGTGACACCTGATAAGGGAGATCGCGACAAGCGGCGCTCCCGCATCAAGGAGCTTTTCAACCGTGGAAGAAATTGATGCTGTTCTCGATAAGTTAAGCGAAGACGAGCAGATAGAATTGCTCGAATTGCTGGAAGAGGAAGAAGCGTACCGCAATACCCATCAGTTGTTTGAATTTACGCCTTACGGGAAGCAGCGAGAATTCATTGATGCAGGTTCAGAATACCCAGAACGGTGCTTCATGGCTGGTAACCAGCTTGGTAAGTCCTACACTGGTGGGGCAGAAGTAGCATTTCACCTTACCGGACGTTACCCTGGAACAAAGGGCTACCCTGATGACGGGGTTTACGGTGGTAAGTGGAACGGCAAAAGATTCAATACGCCAGTTGTATTCTGGGTTGGCGGAGAGACCAACGAGACGGTAACCAAAACCACTCAGCGTATTCTTTGCGGTCGAATTGAAGAGAATGATGAGCCTGGTTACGGCTCAATTCCTAAAGAAGACATCATAAGCTGGAAAAAGTCTCCGTTTTATCCAAACCTGGTAGACCATATTCTTGTCCGTCATCATAACGCTGATGGTGTTGTTGATGGCATGTCTATCTGCTATTTCAAGCCGTACTCGCAGGGACGCGCACGCTGGCAGGGTGACACCATACATGGAGTGTGGTTTGACGAGGAGCCACCTTACAGCATCTATGGCGAAGGTCTTACGCGTACCAATAAGTACGGTCAATTCTCACTACTGACATTTACACCACTGATGGGAATGTCAGATGTCGTTACCAAGTTCATAAAGAATCCGAGTAAGGCGCAGAAGGTTGTCACCATGACAATCTACGATGCCGATCACTACACGGATGAGCAGAAAGAACAGATTGTAGCCTCATATCCTGAGCATGAGCGAGAAGCACGAGCCAGTGGCATCCCAACAATGGGTAGTGGCCGCATCTTCCAGATACCGGAAGAAACCATCAAGTGTCAGCCATTCGAATGCCCTGACCACTTCTACGTTATCAACGCCTGTGACTTTGGCTGGGACCACCCTCAGGCACATATCCAGTTATGGTGGGATAAAGATGAGGATGTTTTCTATCTCGCACGCGTCTGGAAGAAGAAAGAGAAGACGGCAACTGAGGCATGGAGCGCGGTAAAAGCATGGAGCCAGAAGATACCTGTAGCATGGCCTCACGATGGGCATCAGCATGAGAAGGGCGGCGGTGAGCAGCTACGTACACAATATGCTGATGCTGGATTCCTTATGCTCCCTGAGCATGCAACATGGCCTGACGGTGGAAATGCAGTAGAGCCTGGGATAGTTGAAATAAGGGATCTGATGATTGAAGGTCGATTTCGTATCTTCAATACCTGCGAAGACTTCTTTGACGAGTTCCGCCTCTACCACCGTGATGAGAATGGGAAAATCGTGAAAATCAACGATGACGTACTATCCGCAACGCGGTATGGCTACATGATGCGCAGATTCTCCAGGATGATGAGAGACATCAAGAAACCGAAAGAAAAGAAAATACCCGCACCGATTAGACCAGTTTCCAGAGGACGATAATGGCTGACAACGAAAACAGGCTGGAAAGCATTCTGTGCAAGTTCGATGCAGACTGGACAGCCGGAGATGAAGCCAGAACCGAGGCGAAGAATGATTTGTTCTTCTCCCGCGTCTCTCAATGGGACGACTGGCTAAACCAGTACACCACATTGCAGTATCGCGGACAATTCGATGTAGTGCGCCCGGTAGTGCGCAAACTGGTAGCAGAGATGCGCCAGAATCCTATTGATGTGCTGTATCGCCCTAAAGACAAAGCCGGGCCAGATGCCGCAGACACTTTGATGGGTATGTACCGTACAGATATGCGGCACAACTCAGCAAAGATAGCGGTAAACGTCGCTGTTCGTGAGCAAATCGAATCAGGCGTAGGTGCCTGGCGCATCGTCACTGAATATGAAGACCAGGACCCTACCAGCAATAATCAGATTATCCGTCGAGAGCCTATTCACTCTGCATGCTCCTGTGTGATTTGGGATAGCAACAGCAAACAGATGGATAAATCTGATGCTCGTCACTGCACCATCATTCACTCGATGAGCAAAGAGGGATGGGAGGATTACGCAGAGAAAAATGGTCTGGATGATGACAATATCCCTGGCTTCCAGAGTCCTAATGATTGGGTGTTCCCATGGATAACTCAGGACACTATCCACATCGCTGAATTCTACGAGGTGGAAGAGAAGAAAGAGACTGTGTTTATTTACCAGGATCCGATTACAGGAGAGCCGGTAAGCTATTTCAAGCGCGATATTAAAGATGTGATTGATGAACTGGCAGACCGTGGATTCATCAAGGTTGCAGAACGTCAGATTAAGCGTCGCCGGGTATATAAAACCATTCTGTCGTCGTCTGATATCTACAAAGACAAGCAGCTTATTGCAGGTGAACACATCCCGATTGTTCCTTGCTATGGCGAGTGGGGGTTTGTAGAAAGCAAAGAGGTGTATGAAGGTGTTGTCAGGCTGACCAAAGACGGGCAGCGACTGCGCAACATGATTATGTCATTCAATGCTGACATCGTTGCCCGCAACCCGCAGAAGAAACCATTCTTTTATCAGGAGCAGATCGCCGGATACGAGCATATGTATAGCGGCACGGATGCGTATCCTTATTACCTGATTAACCGCACTGATGAGAATGGTGGAGACCTGCCTCCAACTCCTGTTGCGTACATGGAAAGCCCAGAAGTACCGCAAGCAAACGCATACATGCTTGAGGCAGCAACCAATGCAGTGGAGAAGGTTGCCACCATTGGAGTTGATGCAGAAGCGGTAAACGGCGGGCAGGTAGCATTTGACACTGTAAACCAGCTAAACATGCGCTCCGACCTGGAGACGTATGTATTTCAGGACAACCTCGCCACAGCAATGCGCCGTGACGGTGAAATCTACCAGTCGATGGTTAATGACTTGTATGACGTTCCTAGAGCGGTGACGATCACCCTTGAAGATGGCAGCGAGAAAGAAGTGCAGTTGCTAACTGAGATGGTTGATCTGACAACTGGCGAGCGTGTTGTACTCAATGACATTCGCGGTCGTTATGAGTGCTACACCGATGTTGGTCCATCATTCCAGAGCATGAAGCAGCAAAACCGCGCAGAGATTCTGGAATTGCTTGGTAAAACCCCACAGGGAACTCCTGAGTATCAACTCCTGTTACTCCAGTACTTCACTTTGCTGGACGGTAAAGGCGTCGAGCTCATGCGTGATTATGCCAACAAACAACTAATCATCATGGGCGCCAAACGTCCAGAAACGCCAGAGGAGCAGCAATGGCTCATTGAGTCTCAGCAGGCAAAACAAGGTCAGCAAGACCCGGCAATGGTTCAGGCGCAGGGCGTTCTTCTGCAAGGTCAGGCAGAGCTTGCTAAAGCTCAGAACCAGACGCTTTCACTGCAAATCGACGCAGCTAAAGTTGAAGCCCAAAACCAGCTTAATGCAGCGAAAATTGCGGAAATATTTAACAACATGGACCTCAATAAACAATCCGAGTTTAGAGAGTTCCTCAAGACAGTTGCTTCATTCCAGCAAAACCGCAGCGAAGACGCTCGCGCTAATGCTGAGCTACTCCTAAAAGGCAATGACCAGACGCATAAACAGCGCATGGATATTGCCAATATCCTGCAATCGCAGAGACAAAATTCACCCTCCGGCAGCGTAGCCGAGACACCTCAATAAGAGAGAGTTAATTATGTTCGATACCACCGAAACTCAGGGCTCTGAGGGCCAAACCGTGCACGTCGATAATGCGGCGGCATCCGCAGTCGATACTAATTCACATGCCAGTGAAGAAGGTGTGCATGATTCCGGATTTGAGATTGTCCTGAAAGACGATGAGACGAAGCCAAAACAAGACCCGGCTACTAACGCGCAATTTGCACAGCGTCGCCTTGAACGCAAGCGTCAGCGTGAGCTTGAAGCACAGGCAGAAGCGGTTAAGCGCGGAGAGTTGCCGGAGAACATCCGGGTAAAACCTGAGTTACCTCCTCAGCCAAATGCTAATGACTTCTTCTCTGATGAAGCCATGGCTAAATATGAATACGACCAGACTCGTGCACTTGCAGCATTCCAGCAGGCTAATAACGAATGGCTTGTGAAAGCGCAGGACGCTCGCAGTAATGCCGTGGCTGAGCAGGGGCGTAAAACTCAGGAGTTTACTCAGCAATCAGCGCAATACGTCGATGCTGCCCGTAAGCACTATGACGCAGCAGAAAAACTCAATATTCCTGATTACCAGGAGAAGGAAGAGGCATTCATGCAGATTGTTCCGCTACAGGTTGGCGTGGACATCATGCGTCTTTTCCCTGAGAAGTCTGCGGCGATCGTATATCACCTGGGTTCTAACCCAGAGAAAGCCCGCCAGTTATTGGCGATGGATGGGCAGTCAGCGCTGATTGAACTCACTCGACTATCTGAACGTTTAACTCTCAAACCTCGCGGTAAACAAGTTTCCTCTGCTCCTGCTGCTGATGTTCCTGTTACTGGAGATGTAACTTCGGCCAATAAAGCTGCGCTACAGAAACGGATGGATGCAGCGGCAAGTAAGGGTGATGTGGAGACTTACCGCAAGATTAAGAAACAATTACAAGGAATTCGATAATGGCTCTTAACGAAGGTCAAATGGTGACGCTGGCAATTGATGAGGTGATTGAAACTATCACCAGTCTTACGCCTATGGCACAAAAAGCGAGCAAATACACCCCTCCGGCTGCTGAAATGCAGCGCTCCAGTAATACTATCTGGATGCCTGTAGAGCAGGAGTCTCCGACTCAGGAGGGATGGGATCTGACAGGTCAGGCAACTGGCATTCTGGAGCTTAACGTTCCGGTAAGTCTGGGGGAGCCTGATAACGACTTTTTCCAGTTGCGTGCGGACGATCTGCGTGATGAAACGTCATATCGCCGTCGCATCAACTCAGCCGCTAAGAAACTGGCAAGCAACTGTGAAGTGAAAATTGCCAATCTGGCGGCTGAAATGGGTTCTCTGGTCGTTACCAGTTCTGACCCTATCGGTACAACTGCTGGCAGCGGCTGGGATTTCGTTGCAGATGCAGAAGAAATCATGTTCTCTCGCGAGCTGAACCGCGATTCCGGTCTTTCTTACTTCTTCAACCCGAAAGACTATAAGTCGGCAGGTCATGACCTGATTAATCGTGACATGTTTGGTCGCATTCCGGAAGATGCATACAAAGACGGCACAATTCAACGTCAGGTGGCTGGTTTTGATGATGTGCTGCGCTCTCCGAAACTGCCAACTCTGACGGCATCAACTGCTACCGGATTGACTGTTAGTGGCGCACAGAAGTTCCAGCCCGTTGCATGGGACCTTGATGCTGATGGCAACAAACGAAACGTAGACAATCGTCTGGCTACTGTAACTCTGTCAGCCACTACCGGCCTGAAACGCGGTGATAAAATCAGCTTTACTGGCGTGAAGTTCTTATCACAGATGGCGAAGAATGTTCTCACCCATGACGCAACATTCTCTGTTGTTCGTGTTATTGACGGCACTCATATTGAGATCACCCCGAAACCGATCGCACTGGACGATACCGCTCTATCTCCTGAGCAGCGAGCCTATGCCAACGTCAATACTTCTCTGGCTAACACCATGGCAGTTAACGTGCTGAATACCGCAACAGCGCGTACAAACGTGTTCTGGGCTGATGATTCAATCCGCATCGTAAGTCAGCCAATCCCGGCTAACCACGAACTGTTTGCTGGTATGAAAACTACCTCATTCAGCATTCCTGATGTGGGCCTGAATGGCATTTTCGCAACGCAGGGTGATATCAGCACTTTGTCTGGCCTGTGCCGTATTGCAGTGTGGTATGGCGTCAATGCCACCCGCCCTGAATCAATCGGGGTAGGCCTGGCTGACCAGTAATAAAGCAAGGGGCTTCGGCCCCTTTATTTTTGGAGCGCGCAATGAAACAGATGGTATATCGGAAAGGTAAAAACAAGGTATGGAAAGGCGTTCCCTACGATTGGGAAATCATCGACGAGGATGAATTGCAGGAATATCTGGATGCAGGATGGCTTGCGCATCCTGATGACCTGCTGAAATCTCCTGCTGAGCCTGAGCCTGAGCCTGAGCCTGAGCCTGAGCCTGATATTAAAGAACGCAGAAAGCCGGGGCCAAAACCTAAGGCGGATAAAGATGCTGATAGCAACTAAAGGCGATCTGGCAAGGGCAGCGCTACGTAAATTAGGAGTCGCGTCAGATGCTACCCTTACCGATGTCGAACCGCAATCAATTCAGGATGCGGTTGATGACCTCGAATCAATGATGGCTGAGTGGTATCAGGACGGGAAAGGCATTATCACAGGCTATGAGTTTGCTGACCCTGATAATCCGCCAGCAGAAGGTGATGAACATGGGCTTAGGTCAAGCGCCGTTAGTGCTGTCATCCACAATCTTGCATGCAGAATAGCTCCTGATTATGCACTTGAAGCAACAGCAAAAATAATCACCACAGCGAGAAATGGCAAAGAACTTTTGTATAAGCAAACTGGCATCGCACGAGCCACGCGTTCACCATATCCAAATCGCATGCCAATTGGCAGTGGAAACAGCTTTGCCACGCTGAACTGCTGGCATTTCTTCCCCGGAGAGCAGCAAGATGCCGATTCAACAACTCCCGCTGATGAAGGGAACGGGTAAGGATTATCAGAATGCTGACTACATCGACTACCTTCCTGTAAACCTGCTGGCAACACCCAAAGAGGTGCTCAACGCCTCTGGTTACATGCGGTCATTCCCAGGCATAGAGAAACTTTCTGATGTGAGCGGAACATCACGCGGCGCAGAGTACAACACTGCTCAAAACGCTGTATATCGTGTATGTGGTGGCAATCTTTATCAGGGACAAAGATCGGTTGGTAGCGTGTCAGGGACTGGCAGGGTTTCGCTGGCTCACAGTCGAAGCAGTCAGGCTGTAGTTGTTAACGGCCAGATTATTCTCTACCGATATGATGGAACTACCAAGACAGTAGATAACTGGCCAGTATCGAGCACCTATACTCAGTACGAGCTAGGAAGCGCTCGCGATATCGTGCGTGTTCGTGGGCGATACATCTGGTCTAAAGATGGCACAGATTCATTCTTCATCTCTGACCTGGAAGATGAGTCGCATCCTGATCGCAATAGCGCTGAATACCGTGCTGAATCACAGCCTGACGGTATCATTGGAATGGGTGTGTGGCGTGATTTCGTTGTTTGCTTCGGCACAAGTACCACTGAGTTTTTCACGCTGACTGGCGCAACTACTGCTGGCGCTGCGCTATACGTCAATAACCCGAGCTACTTTGTGCCGAAAGGAATAGCCGGAACTCACTGTAAATGCCAGTATCTTGATGCTTTCGCCATCATTAGCAACCCGGCAACTGGAGCGCCGTCTGTCTATCTGATGGAAAGCGGGCAGGTTAAAGGGATTGCTACCGCCAGCATAGAGAAGATTATTCGTAGCTATTCTGCTGACCAGTTGGCTCAGGGAGTAATGGAGTCACTGAGATTTGATTCTCATGAGTTGCTGATTATCCATCTTCCACAGCATGTTCTGGTATATGACGCTGCGGCAAGCCAGAACGGTCCGCAATGGACTGTATTAAAAACAGGCCTGGCTGATGACGTGTACCGGGCTATAGATTTTTTCTACGAGGGGAACACGATTACCTGCGGCGACAAGTTAAATCCGGTGACCGGGCAGTGTAAATTTAATGCATCCAGCCAGTATGGGCAACAGCAGGAACACTTGCTCTACACGCCTCTGTTCAAGGCTGATAATGCAAGGCTTTTCGACCTTGAGCTTGAGTCGTCAACCGGTGTAGCTCAGATAGCTGAGAAGATGTTTATCTCGGTCACCACGGATGGCATCAACCATGGTAGAGAGCAGCTTATACCATGGAATGCTCCGTTCCGATACGACCAAAGACCACTCTGGAGTCGTATAGGTCGCGTTCGTAAAAACATCGCTTTCAAAATACGTATCGTGACCAGTTCCCCGGTAACATTATCAGGATGCCAGGTGAGGATTGAATAATGGCAGACGATTCATTAAATGAACCAGTAAAAGTCACTGCTGTAGGCATAAGCGCAGCATCACTTCCTGATGGGCTATCTCCGGCTTATCAGCAATATGTTCTTACACAAGCTCAGGATTTTACCAACGTTGCCGGGAAAGCCAATGAAGCTGGGCAGGGCGCATATGATGCTCAGGTTAAAAACGACGAGCAGGATGTGCGCCTGGGCAATATTGACATTGAGCTTGCAGACCATGAATCACGCATTACGGCTAACGAAGCCGAACTGGCTAATCATGAGTCAAGAATCACAACCGCTGAAACAAAAATATCAAACCATGAAACGCGCATAACAACAGCGGAAAGTAACATCACCTCTTTGACAGGGAGAATGACTACAGCAGAAAACAAGATCACCACGATTCAGGGTGATTACGTTTCTAAGACTGTTTCAACTCTACAAACAATTGCGTCTCCCGTAAGTGTTCAGTCCTATTACGCAATTAATGGCACCCAGGTAATTGGACCAAGAGCATCTGGCTGGACGGCGGCAGCAGGAACGGCATTGCTTGGGGCATTCAACGCCAGCCAGACATATACGGTAAGCGCCGCTTACACGCAGTCGGAAATAACTGCTATCGCCAACGGGCTTATACAGGCACGTCAGCGAATAAAAGCGCTTGAAGATATGCTGCGCACACATGGCCTAATGAATTAGGAAATTCAATGCTGACACAAACAGATGCTCGTACAGGGCAGGCTTTAATGCGTCGGTGGGGTGTGGATGAATGGGTTGACCCTGGAGCAGAATATGCTGTCTGGAATGATTGCTGCGTGTTTGCTCTGGTTTCTCAGGATGGATTTATCGACATCCATATGGCGATGGATAAAACGCGATGGAGAGAATGTCGTGATGCAGGAGCGGCAATTCTTTCTTTGATAGGACACTGCAAGCTGCGGGCAATCATTATTCCTGACAGGCCGCGGGTTTGCAATTACGCCAGCAGGATGGGGTTCAATAAAAAAACGACAGAAATACTGACAACAATAGACGGGCGCGAAAGCGCCTTTTTTATTATGTGGCGTGAGCCGGGAGAATATCATGGGCGGTGCGATTAGTGGTATCGGCGGCGCGGTATCAAGTGTTATCGGTGGAATTGGCGCTCACAAGGCAGCCAAGGAGCAGCAGAAGTACCAGGATAAGGCGATGGACCAACAGCGAGAAGGTTATCAAAGCGCTGTTGGTTGGGTTTCTCCATATGAAGCTGCTGGACAGACTGGCCTTGCCGGGTTGCAGGCAATAGCAGGGAAGCCAATCGACAGAAATCAGCTCTTGTCACAATACTTTTCCTCTCCTGAATACCAGATGCTGGCAGATCAGGCCAGAATTCAATCCCTGAATTCCGCAGAAGCAACTGGTGGATTAGGTTCCACTGCCACAGGAAACCAACTGGCATCGATTGCTCCAACATTGGGGCAAAACTACCTTGCCGATATGACCAACCAGCAGCAGAACATGTATGCACAGTTACTTGGCCTCTCTGGTCTTGGTGCAGAATCTGCAAACGCGCTTGGTAACTATGCTATCGGGCAGGGCAATACGATGGCTGGCATGTATCAGCAGAAAGGTCAAATTATGGCTGGCAAGTCAGCACTCCCATGGCAGGTGGCTGCAAGCGCAAATAGCAGCATCAATAACGGGGCTGCATCAGATGTTAATCAATTCACCGGAATGTTTAGCGGAATGTTGGGTGGAGGTATGTTCTGATGGTTCAGAGACTGAATGGGCTGCAAGGTCTTGGCGCTCCTATTAACTATTACGATATGATCCCCGATTTTCGTGGAGAAGCGCTCCAGGAGACACAGAATCGATTGGGGCAACAGCAAGTTATAGCTGCGCAGCGTGAAAATCAGCAAGCACAACAAGACCAGCAGAGAAAATCTCAGTTTTACACCGCTCTTTTGAATGCAACGCCTGACCAGTTGCCTGCATTACGCCGCCAGTTTCCTGAGTTTGCACAGAATATCCAGCAGGAAATAGGCATTCAGGATGCTGAACATGCAAAATTTGTCAATTCAGCCCTTAACAACCTGTCAGTTGCATCAGCAAGTGGAGACCCACAGCAGGTTATGCAGGCAATTCAGAAAAATGCGCCAGCACTGGCAAGCATTAACGTATCTCCACAAGATGCAATGCAACTTTTCCAGTCTGACCCGGCACGATTTAATAACATTTTGACTGCCGCAAGATTTTCCACAATGCCGATTGATAAGCAGTTTGATGTGCAGCAGAAACAAGACCAGTTGGCAGAAACTATTCGTAGCAACAAGGCAGGTGAGGCATTAACGGCTCGCGGTCAGGATATTACCGCACAGAATGCAAGACTGGCTGCTAATGGCGCGACAAGCGACATGAAGAACTACGCCACCTATTCTCAACTTCTGAAAACCAATCCAGAAGGGGCGGCTCTTTTTGCTCAGGTTGCAGGAATTAAAACCGGAGGTGCTGATCGGCAGGTGCAACTATCAGACGGGCGTACAGTGACAATTAAAGGCCCGCTTCATGGCGCAGGACAGAATGCATTCTATGAAGCAATTGATAACGCTGGAAATACAATACGTGTTCCACCAACAGCAATAGCCGCCACTGCATCATCAGCAGCCAGTGCGCAGAATTATGCGATGAAAAAAGACCTTGAGCTACTGAGTAATGCAGACCCTAAAAGTCTTGATTTCCTCACTGGTGTAACCGGAGGTACTGGCAAGCCTGCACTTGGTGCAGATGTACGCAGCAGGATTGGTAGCGGTGAACAGCGCCAAATCTTTAATGCTGCTCAGCGCATTCAGGGGAAAATGCAAAATCAAGGGATTGCAGCGGCGAGAGACATGGGCGCTAGCGGTATCAACACCGTAGCTGAGGCAAAAATGTACTTCCAGGGCATGCCTCAGGTTGACTTTTCCAGCCCGGAAGCGACTCAGCAATCAATCAGAGACATCAAAACCTACACTGACAATTACAACCAGCAGTATAACGTCAATGTCGGTTCTCCAAAGCAAAACGCTACCACTAATGCTCAGTCTCCTTCCCAGCCAGCAGCAGGCGTTCATGTGTCTAAATCAGGTATCCAATTCACGGTGAAATGATGGAAGTTACAGCGAACGGCAAAACCTTCAATTTTCCTGACGGGACCAGTAACGAAGATATTGGCAATGCGATTGATGAGTACTTTGCTGGTCAGGCCACGCAACAGCAGGCAAGCCCTGAAACCCAGGGTAAATCGCAACAGCCAGAACCGTCGTTAATGCAGCAGGCTGGAGACTGGCTTACAGGTGGGGCGAGTGCTGGTCAGATTGCAGAACAGGCTGGCCGTGGGTTGGTAAATATCCCGTTTGATGTATTGCAGGGCGGCGCAAGTCTTATTAATGCAATCAGTCAGGGTCTTGGTGGACCTAAAGTGCTTGAGGATGTTTATCGACCAGTTGACAGGCCAACAGATAAATATGCGCAGATGGGTGAGGCAATAGGCTCATATTTAACGCCAGGTCTTAAAGCCGGCCCAAACATGGTGCTTGGCTCGCTGGCAGAGGCATCAAATCAACAGGGTGATTTTGCTCAGAATGCGGCAACTAATGCCGCTGTTAACCTTGGCGCACAGGGATTGCTGTCTACGGCAGCAAAAGGAATCGGTAGGGGAATCACCGCGCTAAAAGGTGAAATCGCACCGGAAGCACAGCAGGCCATCAACTTTGCCAATCAGGCTGATGCACCTTTGCTAACCACTGACGTTGTTCAGCCTGGGACTTTTACAGGCAGATCTGCGCAGGCGCTTGGGGAAAAGGTTCCATTAACAGGGACTGGAGCATTAAGGCGTGGTCAGCAAGAAGCGCGTAGCGAGCTTGTGCAGCGTTATGCCCAGCAGTTCGATTCACCCGCACCTGATGAGATTGTTCAGAGCCTGCAACGGCAGACAAACAAAGTCAAACAGGCGGCAGGGCAGAGAATGACACAGGTTAATGATGCTATGCAGGCAGCAGGAACCATAACGCCAAATCAGGCCATATCTGCTATTGATACAGAGATAACCCGGTTATCCAGGCTTGGCGGCGCGGCTGATGAGCAGACAATTTCCAAGTTGCAGACGTACAAGGATGAGCTCAGTAAAGGTGCTGATTTCGGATTGCTCAGAGACCTGCGTACTCAGTTCAGGCAGGACGTTAAAGGTGATCGCGTTACCTGGCCTAATCAATCTCAGGCCGCAGTAAATCGCGTTTACTCTGCCCTGACTAATGACGTCAACCAGGCTGTTAATGACACGCTGGGCTCACAGGTAGCAAGCAGGTATAAACAAGCCAATGCTGTTTATGCTAATGAAGCTCAGCTTGTTAACAATACCAGGCTGAAAAACGCTCTCCAGAAAGGCGATCTGACTCCTGAGGTAGTGAATAACCTGCTATTCAGCAATAAGCCAAGCGAGGTTAGGCAATTGTATAACTCGCTTGACTATAAAGGTCGCAGCGCCGCAAGGGCTTCTGTAATTGGCAAGGCATACGAAAAATCAGGAGGAAGTCCTGATAAGTTCCTGAATGAAGTAAATCGCCTGTCATCGCAAACAGGGATACTGTTTAAAGGTGCAGAGCAGCAATACCTGAACGGCCTTGCGACGTATCTTGACCAGACGCGTCGAGCTGCTCGTGCAGGAGTGGTAACACCAACCGGGCAGGAACTATTTCAGGTGGCAGTACCTGCTGGCGTGGCAAGTGATGTAGTCGGCACCGGAGGTGTAGGGACAGCCGCTGGACTTAGCTATGGTGCCGTCGCCAGGTTTTACGAGAGCAAGCCAGTAAGGAATGCAATGCTCAGACTGGCTAATACTAAAGCAGGTACGCCTGCTTATGAAAAAGCGTTAAATCATGCAGCAACGGCAGTAAGGCCGCTGGCAGCTAATCAGTTAACGCAGCAATAACTGAATCATTTTTAATCGCATTTGCCATCAATAGAACCAACAAATGATGATATTTGTGTTGTAATGCCAGGGATGGCTCTCACTTTAGTATACGCTACTTTATTGTCCGGCATAATTGTCCAAGTTTCTACAAATGAGGAAGAGTCACCGTTTGATATTCCTATCATAGATATAGATGATGTTGGTGTGTAGATTAATCCTGAATGATATGTTCCGCCAACTGAATCTAGGCTTGCTGATTTTTTATTTATTTTTAAGTGATAGATTCCCTCAGCAGTGTCATCTTGAACTCTATATTCAGGACCAAATTGTGTTTGCCCCTTAAGATTGCTAACAACCCAGCATTCTGCACTTGCACCAAATGAAGCCAACATCAAAGCACCAACAACCAATCGTTTCATAACTATCTCCTTAGTTTTCTAAAACTCGACATCAAACATTAAAGCTCGGCATAGTCCTGGGTTTTTCAAATTTCAAGAAATCAATCATTAAACGCACCGCAGCTTAGCTGTGGTGATTACTCGCGCCCGGAGCACAGTAAATGTCAGATATCACTGCTAATATTGTGGTAGGAATGCCATCACAGCTTTTCACACTGGCTCGCTCTTTCAAGGCGAATGCCAACGGACAAATTTATATCGGTCAGATTGATACTGACCCTACTATCCCAGCAAATCAAATCACTGTCTATCTGGAAAATGAAGATGGAAGCCATGTCCCGGTGTCGCAACCAATATCAATAAATTCTGGTGGATTTCCTGTATATAGCGGACAAATAGCAAAGTTTGTCACCGTTCAGGGATATAGCATGGCTGTGTATGATGCGTATGGAACTCAGCAATTCTATTTCCCGAACATCTTAAAATATGACCCTGACCAGTTAGAGCAGAGGCTTGCCAGCGCTAGCCCTGGAATGGGTGACGCCATGATTACTGTTAAGTCGCCTTTGGCTGGAGCAGTAGCACGATCGCAGCATGATAAAAACACTGATTACGTCACGCCTGAGGATTTTGGTGCTATCGGTGATGGCACAAATCATCCGCTATCAGAACGATTCTCAACGCTTACCGCTGCGCAGGTAGTTTATCCCTTCGTTACCTCGTTGACGCAGTCTATTGACTGGGCGGCGTGCCAGGCGTCTTTAAATACTGGCGTGTTAAACATTGGCAGAAAAACGTATTCGTGTAGCAATACACTTAACAGAACAGGCGCTGTTTCAATAATTGGTTTTGGGGAAGGGATAAGCAAATTACTATTTACTGGTTCAGGTAATGGTATAAATATTGTTCTTGAAGATAATAAAGACTCAAAATTCTATCTTGATGGCTTCTCTGTCCTTACTACTGCTATGCCATCATCAACAAGCAAAAACACAGGGATTAAAATTGATGGTTCAGCACAAGTTACACCACCTGTTGACTCTCACTCTCTTGGTATTTTGAAGCATCGGTCTGAGGGGCGAGGGACAATACAAAATCTACGATGCGCAGGTAATGATGTTGAAAGCAGCGGTTGGTTCAGGGGTTACTGGTTAAACAGTGTGATGAACTTCCATATGCGCAATTTTACATATTGTGGATATGTTGATCCAACTCTTGATGTTTTTACAGGTGATGCAATTGTAATATCAGGTGATGGAGACGTTACAGATTTTAGTATTTCTCGGTTTTGGGTTTTCTTTTGTGATACAGCCATCAGATTTCCTGATTATGTTGAAGGTCCACATATTTATGATTTTGAAATGATGGGGCTAAATAACGGAATCGTTGGAGGGGTCAGAACACCTGAAACGGTTGTTCCTGACATTACCGGTCGCATCAATAGTCCGGGTGTATTGTCAGCATGGATTCACAATGGCCACATTAATTCCCGCAAAGAATGCATCATCTTCCCGAGCAACTGTTATCTACCTAAACTGGAAGATCTTCATGTGTTTTGTGCGCCGAGGGCTACAGATACCCAAGGGAGATCAGCAATTTCATTATCATTCCTTGGCGGTCCATTTATTAATAACCTGTATGCGTTGTTAGATGGCGCACAAAATACTGCATATCTCGACGATAACTGCGCAGTATTTTTTGGTGGCGTGGCTGGAGGTTCTGTAAATGGGTTAAAGGTTGGTGGGATAACTAATCGCGGTACTGCTATCATGTTTGGTAATAATACAAACGGATGTTCGTTTGATAACATCAGTACAAATACTAAATACGGGTTTAGAGAGTTGGGCACTGTTCAGAGTCCTAACAATACTTTTGGTAAGGTATTGCCTGGGTTTGGTACTGCACGATTCAGTTGGACTGTTAGTAGAGATATCAGCTCAATAAACTATGCTGTTATCAATGCATCTGCGCTTGTCACATTGTCAGGATCGGGAGGAGCAGCGGAAAACTTTGTGGATTTTACCCCGCCAAGCGTTTTGAGTGAGGTTCCTGCGAATGTGTCTGTAAATATGGCATATTCAAGTAATGTCACGGCTGCTGCTTATTATGACTTTGATAACAGCACAACCACGCGCATCAGGGTAAAAGTACGATCACAAAGCGTCACAGGAAATATAAGCATCCGCGTGTCATGCGTATACCCATTGACATAATTTATTATGCATAGACTCAATAAGCCCCATGATATGGGGCTTATTTATGTTGACCGTTATGTCTAATTTCCTCTATCCCTTTTCCTCCAGTCCCACTCTGCATGAATCCAAATTAAAACCATAGCTCCCTCCAAAATACTTAACCCTGAAAAACTCCATGTGTAAATGGAGTGGCACAAATAAGCCATAGAAATAGCAGCAGCTAGTCTTATAGGGAATCTTTTTAATGCATTATTCAT